TGATGGGACTCCCAAAGATTACGCATACGGGCCTACCTAGCTCACAATTACAGCCTGTAAGTCAGATTGCCCCTGATGACCCCAAGGCACCGTATGACAAGGCAGTGGACTAATGAGGGTTCAAGCCCCAGCTGGCCCCCAACCGGCCGAAAATCACGCAAACGCCTTAGAGCTTACTGAAGCCCGACAGGTAGATGCGACCCCTATTCCGGCCCTAGGGTCCGACCCAGACCTGAAAGTCGCTGAGGTAGGCGCTGAGAGCGCGGATATTCCTGATTCGGGCGGTAATCGGGGGAATATCGACTTGAGCGCCCCAAGTTTCATGAAAGCCTCAGCCAGGCGCGGCCTACAGCTCATTTCTGCCGGGTATGCGGGGGATGGTGTGGACGAAAATGTAATCCGTGAGGCCAAAGCTATGGCTCAAGGAATTGTGACCGCAGAAAAGTGGCTACGGCTACGCGGCTGGGTGGGAAGGCATACCCCAGACTTGGATTCTCCCAGCTCCAACCCTGATAGCCCAGATTTTCCTGGGCCTAGTGTCGTATCCCATTTGCTGTGGGGGTCAGGCCCAGGAAAACGTGCCGCCCAGAGGACAATGGCCCATGCTGGCAAAGTAGTTGGTAGACTTGGGGTAGACCAAACAGATAGAGGTGCTACCTTGCGTGCTATTGAAACCCGCACTACACCGTTGGACGACATGGAAATCCGTAAGACTGCGGAAGGTATGTTCTTTGAAGGGTATGCCGCACTTTGGAACTCACCCAGTCGGCCATTACCGTTTACCGAGCGTATTGCCCCTGGAGCTTTCATACGGTCATTGAAATCCCGTAACGACCACAAGCTTTTATGGAATCACGATACGAGCGCCATTCTGGGTTCCACCCGGGCAGGGACACTCAAACTGGTGGAGGATGAGAGAGGACTGAAAGTGTCAGCAGATTTACCCAATACGACCGTAGGCCGTGATGCCTCTGAACTCCTGATGCGCGGTGATGTTGATAGCATGAGTTTCGGATTTTCCGTGCCCAAGGGTGGGGATGAATGGAACGTGGACGGCACTGAACGCACCCTGCGAGAGGTATCTCTCCACGAAGTATCTATTGTCGCTTTTCCAGCATATGACGGTACTACCGGGTTGGCGAGCGTGCGCGGCCTGGATAAAGTGGCAAAGCGTGCCAACGTAGATTTGGAGTCCCTATCGGATGCGATTCTCAAACTGGAGAATGGGGAAACGATGACCTCAGAGGATACAAGGATTTTGAATGAGGTTTTGGATTCCATAGCGCCAGAACACCCCAAGACGGCAGACGTTCCAGTAGATGAAGGTTTTGCTATGCTTGAACTCAAGAAACACAAACTCAAACTATTGGAGTTGCTGAATGGCTAGTGAAGCAGAAGTGTTGAAAGTAATCCTTGACGTTGCGGGCCACCCTGATGTGGGAGCTTTGAAAGATTTGGCCCCAACCATGGCCCGGCGTATCGTGGAACTGGATACTCCAGAGGTGGAGAAGCCCAGGGGGAAAAAGCCTCAGTTTGAAACCCGTGTAGAGGAAGTGCCCGAGCAGAGGTAGATACAAAAATACCTCCACAGGCAACTCCTGTAGAGGTATTTTTGGTTTTCAGTCGATTCAGAAATCAACTTCAGTTTCGTTGGGTTCGGGCAGTATTGCCGCATTTTCCAACTGGGTCATCCAGAGCAAGGTCAGAAGGTCAATTTTAGCAATCTTGACCATTTCCTCCATGTCGCGCATTTCTTCCATCGCTCGCATGACTAACTTGCGGCGCTCATCGGCACCGCGCTTGCCATTCATTTCGCCGATTTGGTCTTGTATCCAAGAGGCACGACCACTCACTTTGCCGAACGATTCTTTTGCTGTGAGCAAACGGTATTCGTACACGGGCCACAACCTGGAGTTTCTGGTCGTGGGTTCCTGAATTACAGGTTTCATGGGCGTTGTAACTTTGCCTTCGGTCATTTCTTTTTTACCTCCATTTGTAGGGTCATCAGCGTTGGGAGTATTCATTTATCTCATCTCCATTCATGGGGTGTTCGTCACGCCAGAACTTCATGACGGCCTTTTTGGTGTAGTAAAGGTAGCGGTGGCTAACGTAGGTGTGCCGACCATCGCAGTCCAGACGGTAGTAACCTTCTGGAGTAGTTTCGATGTCTTTCTCAGTGGGCCTCATTTCTTGACCTTTGCCATCGGTGGGTGTTGCTCTAACCAATGTTGCTCCACATCGAGGCCATCGACCTCAAGGTAGGAGTGAATCCCGGTGGGGATGTTATGGCGGCCATCGCAGTTCATTCTCGCGTAGCCCTTGCTCCGCCATACGGCGGGATACTTTTTGTCCAGCATTTGATTCTCCATTCTTAGCTGTCACAGTGAAGGCAATTACATCCGGGGTTCAATGAACAATTCTCCCCAGGGCACTCACCCTTGTAATGGTGTTCAATATCCGTCACACAGTCACCGGCTAAAACACCATTCAGTGAGCGGCGGCTATTGTCAGCAAAATCCCAAACCCAAAGCCCACCACATTCGAGGCATTGACTCAGGTCGGACTCTCCAACTCCAATAAAACGGTGTGCTTTATACATTTTTTCTCCATTCTTGGGGAGAGGCAGGGCTTTCACCCTGCCCCTCATTTCCAGGTTAGGTAGTGACCCACTTCATCGTCGTAACGAGCAAGTGGTCGTAATCGCCAGCGGTAGCTTCAGCGATGTATTCGTCACGGGTAGCTTTATCCACGCCACCACGGCGTAGAGCTTTCGTAACAGCACCCATTATCGAGAAGGCATTACCGTCAATCTCAAACAAGTTCACTTCCACGTCAGGGTAGCGAACGTCATTCTGTGTATCTGTACTCATTTGGTTCTCCATTCTGTAGTTGGTCTTACCGGTCTTGTTCTCCATTCATTTGTAGGTAACTGACTAGCCAGCAGGATGTCCCGCAGTAGGTTGGCGGGTTATAGCCCCAACTCAGTTTGTAGCGCGGCCTTTTCAATGTCCGATTCGCTGTCCATGTTCATACAGCGCATTTCAAACACTCCGCAGAACCCAGCCATGTTCAGGTGAGAGGCATCGTCATCCATCAACGTCGCTTCATCCCAGCTCCAGACTTTCGTCGCTTCATCCCAGCTCCAGACTTTCCAGATGTAAGGCCCAGAATCGGGGTGCCCCTTCACCTTGGCGAGCTTGTAGTAGGAATCAGTTCCACGGTAGTTCTTGTAGGCACGTTCCAGCGCCTGCGTAGGAATATCAGTTCCAACTGTAAATGTCATAGCATCCTCCATTCGGACTGGACTATCAGAAGATAGCTCAGTCAATTTGTGGCGGGACATCCAGCAGGCTAGTCAGGTAGTCACTGTTGTATTGTCATTTAGCATTCGCTTGAGGCCGGTCAATCCCAGTTTCAGGAGCCAGGGCCATCGCGTTCTTTCCGTTCTTCCTCAATTATAGTCCCCCAAAACTGATTCTGTCTAGTCGCTAGACGCGCGGCAAGTCGTAGCCTAATCACTAGGTTTCATAAACCACCAAATCAGTACACGGTGTTACACTTGAGCCATCGGAAACGTGAGTGTGCTCTGCCGGTCAGCGCCAGTGAGTGGAACCACCCTGGGCAATCCCATACAATCACGCAACGAAAGGAACGTAATGAGTCAGTTCATCAAAGCTCAGCAAGAAGTACGCGCAAACCTGGTATCGCAGATGCGAGAAACCATTGATAAAGCAGAATCAGAAAAGCGTGGGCTTGAACCCGCTGACGTAGAAAAGATTGACCGTATCGAGGCAGACATCAGAAATGCTGATGAAGCTATCGCGGTCGCAACCCGTAGTGAACTCCGTACTGCTGAAGTAGCTGAGGCGGCCCGTAACTTCATTATCCCAGAAGAAGCTACGGATGAGGCTGAGATTTTCAGGGCTTTGGCTCGCGGAGAAATGCGTTCTCATACGTTTGAGAAACGAGCAACGCTGGTCGGTTCAGTAAATACTGTCCCAGCTGACTTCCTCGCTCAGGTATATCTGGTCGCACGTCAGGTTGGCCCAATGCTCGAAATGGCTGAAGTAATCAACCGCACTAACGGTCAGAGTCTACGACTCCCCACCGTGACGGCATATTCAACTGCGGCGCAAGTCGCTGAGGGTGCCGCAATTTCTGAGAGTGAACCTACTTTCAGTTCTATTCTGCTCCAGCCTTACAAGCAGACGTTCTTGGTGAAGATTGCCAACGAACTGCTTGACGATGCCGGATACGACATCCAGGGGACTATCGCAGAGCAGGCCGGGAATGCTATCGGCACTCAAGTGAACTCATTGTCCACTACGGGTTCTGGTTCCAGCACGGTTGAAGGTGTTGTAGTCGCATCTGGTCTTGGTGTAACTGCCGCATCTGCTACCGCCATTACCGCTGACGAACTCATTGAGTTGGCTTACTCTACAGACGGTGCTGTACGCCGTATGCCAGGGGTTGGCTTCATGGCTAATGGCTCCACGATTGCGGCTATCCGTCAGCTCAAAGACGGTAACGGCGCATACATTTATGACCCCCAAATTGGGGGAACTGACCGTGTACTCGGTTGGGCTATCAACGAAAACCCAGGCATGGCAGATATGGCTATTGATGCCAAGGCTGTATTGTTTGGCCACTTCCCCAGTTACAAGATTGTGACTACGGGACTTGAAGTTGCGACATCTACCGATGCGTACTTTGCCAATGATGTTACCGCGTACCGTTTCGTTTACCGTTTTGACGGCAAACTGACTCACGCTTCACACATCAAGCACTTGGTGAACGCCGCCGCATAGGTTGGACATAATGGGATGCCTTCAGGTGCGTAGGTCGCCTGGGGGCATCCCTTATCTGTAGGCTAGAATACGGGTAGGAGAATAATGTCAATAACAAACGGGTACGCCACGCTGTCCCAGGTGAAAGCATCACTGAGAATCCTGGACACGATTGATGACACATTGTTGGAGTTGGCTATTGAGGCCGCCAGCCGTGAAATTGATGGCCACTGCGAGCGAGTTTTTTACAGTACCGGGGTGAACGAAACCAGACTTTTCGTACCGACTAGCAAGTTGTTCACAGAAATGGATGACCTGATTAGCGTTACAAGTCTGACGACAGCCAGTGATGCCATCGTCTTTGACACCGTATGGGCTTCCACCGATTATCAGCTGGAACCTCTCAACGGGATAGCTGGAGGGATTGTTCAGCCGTTCACAAGAATTACTGCTGTGGGGGACTACCTATTCCCGCGCTGGAATTACCTGCTTGGGGAAGCAACGGTCAAGATTGTGGGAACGTGGGGGTGGACTACTATTCCTACCGCTATCAAGCAAGCCTGCGTGTTGGCTTCAATGCGACAATTCAAACGGTATGACTCACCTCTCGGTGTTGCCGGGTTTGGGGATATTGGGGCCATCAGGGTTTCGCGTGTAGACCCTGACGTGGAGGCTATGCTCATGCCGTTCAAAAAAGTGAGAATGGCGTGACCACTATTGAAGGTATTAGGGCTGGGTTAGCAACCAACCTGGAGGCTATCTCAGGGTTACGCACTGCGACAGAAATCCCTGATAATCCTAATCCACCGCAAGCGATTATCATGCTGGAGCGGCGCGAGTATGACTCGGCCTTTGCTCAGGGGACTAGCGAGTACACGTTCAGGATTACAGTATTGGCAACCCGCGCATCTGAGCGTAGGGCGCAGGCCAAGCTGGACACTTATACATCTAATGGCCCGCAGTCTGTAAAGAGTGCTATTGAGTCTGATAGGACTTTGGGAGGTGAAGTGTTTGACGCGCGTGTTACCGAAATGAGCAACTACGGTACGGTATCATTGGGGGAGGTACTTTACCTCGCGGCAGACTTTGCCGTGACAGTTTACGCAGAGTAAGGAGATATACCGTGACCAAGTTTGTCGCAACGGATTACACAATTTCAGTGGGAGGTGTGAACTTTAGCCCCAACCTGAACAGTTGTACTTTGGATGCCAAGTCTGAAGAACAAGACACTACGAGCTTTGGCGTAGATTGGAAATCGCGCATTGGTGGCCTCAAGGATGGTTCCCTGTCCCTAGACTTCCAGCAAGACTTTGGTGTTGCCTCGGTAGATGCCACTCTCTGGCCTTTACTCGGACTTACAGTAGAGATGATTATCTCGCCTACTAGCGCCGCTGTCAGTGCCACAAATCCCAGCTATACCTTCGATGTGCTTGTGACTGAGTACCAACCATTTGCTTCCAGCGTGGGCGATTTGGCCACATTGTCAGTGTCTTGGCCGGTGACGGGTGAAATCGTTAGGGCTGAATTGTAAGATGAATACTTTTGACCTACGCATAGAGTTTCTTGATGATACAGAGAAGATTGCTACAGCGATTGCGGCTGACCTTGTAGCTTTTGAAACCAAGTTTGATATGAGTG